TTAGATTTTGGTGGTGTTAAAACATCTACTAACGGTACATTTGAGTTACAGTTTCCTAACGCAGACGCTACGAACGGCTTAATCAGAATAGCATAAGGAGATAAATCCTTATGGCAGTTTCAGTTGGATGGAGTAGAGAAGCTTATAATGTAGGTGCGTGGAATACATCACCTGACACTGCAGCAGTAATTACTGGACTTCAAGCTAATACTGAACTTAATTTAGGATTTGGTTGGTCACGAGAAGAATGGAGTACTGGACCTTGGAATCAAGGTTTAGGAACTATTGTTACTGGTGATGGTATTATTTTTGTAGAAGATGGACAATCATTAACTGTTACTGCTAATAACATAACTGTTACAGCTAGTTCTCCAATTTCAATTACTGGAGAACAATTAACTATATCTCAAGGAGAAGAAACTGTAGTTGGTACAGCTCCTGTGACTATAACTGGAGAAGAATTATTATCTGCAACTGTTAATACTTTTGCTGTATCAGCAGATGGAGCTATTACTATTAATACTCCTACTTTCGAAGCTAATGTAGAATTAGGAACTATTACAACTGGAACTGCTAATTTAATTGATATTACAGGTCAAGAACTAACAAGTTTTTTAAGTAATATTACAATTACTTCTGAAAACTTTATTTCAATAACTGGAGAAGAATTAACAAGCACAGCTAATAATATTACTATTTCATCTTCTGGTTTCTTTAATATTACTGGTCAAGAATTAGTTGCTAATTTAGGTAATATTACTACTCAATCTGAAAACTTTATAAGCATTGATGGAAATAGAGCAAATGTAACTGCGACTAGCCTTAAATTTTGGGATCCAATTACAGGAAATGTTACTGAAGTTTGGACTAATATTCACTAGACAAATGGATACAAATATATATTATTTACAATAATTAAATTAAGGAGTATAAGAAATTATGCCATCAAGTTTTACATCGAGATTAAAATTAGAAAGACAAGCTTCTGGAGAAAATTCAGGAACTTGGGGTGATTTAGTTAATTATGTTTTTAACAGAATTGATTCATCAGTAAAAGGTTATCAATCAGTTAGCGTTGCAGGTAGTGCTAATGTTACTTTAACTTCAAATAATTCTACGAATAATACTGATGATTCTTCAACAGATGACGAAGTACATAATGCTGTATTAGAATTTACAGGTGCCTTAACAGGAAATATTAACGTATTCACAGACGCTGTGGAAAGTAAGTACACAGTATTTAATAACACTTCAGGTGCTTATTCATTAACATTTGGTCCAACTGGAGGAACAGGTGTTGAACTTACTCAAGGTACAAAAACATTTGTTTACACAGATGGTACAACCATGGTAGATATAATGCAAAATTTAGGCACTGTGAATGCAGCTTCAGTTTTAATAAATGGAACTGCGCCGGCAACTACAGGAAAGGCTATTGCAATGGCAATAGTGTTTGGTTAATTAGGAGGAAAATATGGCAAACCCAAATATAGTTAATGTTGCAACTATTAATGGAAAAACTGATGTATTTGCTTTGACTACTACAGAGACAAATTTAGTTACGGCAACAGCTAATACAGTTTTTAAAATTAATTCTATTATGGTTTCAAACATTGATGGATCAAATCCCGCAGATGTAACTATCAAATATAATGATGGTTCAGACGATAGAGCTATCGCAAGTACAATTTCTGTACCTGCTGATGCAACTCTTGCTGTTATAGATAAAAACACATCTTTTTATTTAGAAGAAAATGAAATTATAAAAGGAACAGCATCTGCAAATAGTGATTTAGAATGTTTGATATCATATGAAATAATTTCAGATTAGGAGGTTTTATAAGCTATGGCTAATGGCGGAATTATAGGACCCGATGCTGTAATATCAAATTCAATTGCATCACCGTCTCCAATAAAAGATTTTACAGCTTCAGGAGTTTATCCTGCACCTGCAACAGTTTCTGTTGTTGATTATTTAATCGTTGGTGGCGGAGGTGGTGGTGGAGCAATCGCTGGCGGCGGTGGTGGTGCCGGAGGATATCTTACTAAAACAAATCATATAATAACTGCTGGTTGTAATTATGCAATTTCAGTAGGCGGTGGTGGAAATGGAAGAGTTCAATATAATGGCAATGGTGTTCCAGGTGGAGTAAGTTCTTTTAATTGTGTAACAGCTTCAGGTGGTGGAGGTGGTGGAACAGGTGGAAACGTGCCATACAATTGGTTAAGAGCAACTGGTGGTAATGGCGGATCTGGTGGTGGAGCTGCATTTAATGGACCTTCTTCTACTCCTTGTCAACCTGCTCCAAACGGTGGAGTAGGAGGTTCTGGTATAGCTTGTCAAGGAAATGATGGTGGAGACGGAGGTGGTGCTCCAACTCAACACGGTGGCGGTGGCGGAGGAGCAAACGCTGCTGGTGCAGATGGTTCACCTACAAGTGGAGGTGCAGGTGGAGCTGGTATTAATAATAGTATTTCAGGTTCTTGTGTTCACTACGCAGCAGGCGGTGGTGGAGGAGGAGGAGGAGCTGCAGGTGGCCCAACAGCTACAGCAGGTCAACCTACACCTAGTTCATCGAATGCAGGTAATGCAACTTCTAATTCTGGAAGTGGTGCAGGAGCAGGATCATTTGGTCCAAATACACCTAGTCCAGCAAATGGTGGTGGAAATGGTGGTTCTGGAAGAGTGGTATTAGTAGAAAAAACTATATTGGTGGCTCCTGGAGTATGGAGTTTATCAGAACAATATACTAATAGAAAACTTGGTAATTGGGGAACATAGGTATTTTAAAATTAAAAATTATAATGTATAATAATTTTAAGGAGACAAATAAATGGCACATTTTGCAGAACTAAATAAAGACAACAAAGTATTAAGAGTACTTGTTTTTGATAATAATGATGTTAACGCTCACGGAGGCGATCAATCAGAAGAAGCTGCTGAATATATAAAATCGTCTTTTGGAACTTCTAAAGACGGAGTTAAATGGGTTCAAACTTCTTACAATAATAATTTTAGAAAACAATATGCAGGAGCAGGGTTTACTTACAATCCAACTGCTGATGTTTTTATAGCACCTCAACCATATCCATCTTGGAGTTTAAATCAAACTACTTGGGATTGGGATCCACCTATTGCATATCCAACTGTTACTACAATTGATAATAATCCAATAGGAATTTATTGGGATGAATCAGGTCAAGTTTGGTTAGCACGAGATTTAACAAATGATAATGAATATACTTGGGATGTAAATACTTCAACGTGGCTTCCAAGTTAATTAGGAGATTAAAATGGCAAGTCCAAATGGCGGAATAATAGGAAGAACAAATAAATCTTCAAAAGGTTTAGAAGGTGTTTCTGTTTTTACTTCATCTACTCCAACTTTTATAACAAATCCAAACACCAGAACTTTTAAAACTGTAATTGTTGCTGGTGGTGGAGGAGGTGGTGGAAACATTGCTGGTGGAGGCGGAGCAGGTGGTTTAAGAAATATCGAAATTGATTTAACATCAGGAGGAGTTACAAGTCCGATAACAATTGGAGGTGGTGGTGCAGGAAACGCTTGTTCATCAAAAGGAACAGCAGGTGTAGATTCATCATTAGTTGTTTTTGGTACAACTTATTCTTCATCAGGAGGAGGAAGCGGTGGAGCAAGAAATGATCCAGGAGGACCTGCTTTAGCAGGTGGTTCTGGCGGTGGTGGTGGAACTATTGATGCTTGTTCACCTCAATCTCCTGTAGCTTCTCTTGGTGGTTGTGGTAATGCAGGTGGATATGATCCACCAGAAGGAAATGATGGTGGAGGAACTACTTGTCAATCAAGAGGATCAGGTGGTGGCGGTGCAGGTGCTGCAGGTTCAAATGGTTCTCCTAATACAGGAGGAAATGGTGGTAATGGTTTTGATATCTCAGGTTGTTATCCTGGTATACCTAATTGCGGAGTTTATGCTGCTGGTGGTGGCGGTGGAGCTTTTAATGGTGAAACATTTGGAACTGGTGGAACAGGTGGTGGTGGAGATGGATCAAATGGACCAGGAAATTTAGCTACAGCAGGAACTGCTAACACAGGAAGTGGTGGTGGAGGTGGTGGTTATTTAGGAACTGATGGAGCATCAGGTGGTTCAGGAATTATAGTTATAAAAGAATTAACAAGAGCTTCAGGTGTATGGAATTTAAAATCAGTGGCTTCTGCATTAAATGATTGTACTTGGGCTAATACTACTAAAACTGCAGTTAAAGCAGATATTTTATTAGTTGCAGGTGGAGGCGGTGGCGGTGGTCCAACTAATTTTGATTCAGGTTTTGGTGGTGGTGGAGCAGGTGGAATAATTTTTCAACCAGGTAGTTTAGCTTTAACAACTGGATGTAATGCAATTGAAATTGGTGGTGGAGCACGAAGAACAAAAGGAACAAATACTACAGCAGGTTATTTAGTTGCTGATGGTGGAGGAAGAGGAGCAGGACCTTGCACAGGTCTTTGCGGTGGATCTGGTGGTGGTGGAAACAGAGCAACTGGACCTGCAGGATGTGCAACACAACCTGCTCAACCTGGTTATAGTGGTTTTTACGGATATGGAAATCCAGGTGGCCCTGGAGCAAACCCTGCAACAGTTTCAGCTGGTGGTGGCGGAGGTGCAGGTGGAGCTGGTTCTCAACCAGGAGTTCCTGGTGGCCCTGGCGGACCAGGTGGCCCTGGCGTTAATTTCTCACCTTATTTTCCTGGTGTACCTTTACCAAATTCTGGCACCTTAGGTGGTGGCGGAGGAGGTGGAACTGGTGGAAGTCCTAGTGTTCCTGGAACTGGAGGCCCTGGTGGCGGAGGTAATGGTGGTGGTCCTGGAGATGGAGGCAATGGAACAGCCAACACTGGTGGTGGTGGAGGTGGTGGTACTTGGGATGGAAATCCTGGAGATGCAGGTGCTGGAGGATCTGGTTTTGCTGCAATTAGAGTTGAAAATGCTCCTCCTAATATGGCAGTAAGTCCTGGTACTAATACAATAACTACTTGCGGTACTACTAAAACAGCTAAATTTACAGTTACTGGAGTTTTAACTTTATAATTTTTTGTTTATTAAAAATTATATAAATGTAACTATACATATAATGTATTTTGAAAGTAAAAATTTTTTAAATAAAAATCAAAAAAATTATATTAATAATGTAGTGTTAGGAGATAATTTTCCTTTTTATTGGTATGACCATCAAACAGAAAAAGATAAAAAACCTTTTCTTTCTCACGTTTTATATAAACGACCAGAAATATCAAATAATCAAAATCAAATAAACTCAGAACATTTTGGAGTATTTTTAGATTTTTTAAAAAGTTTTTTAAATAAAAACAAAATTGAATTAAATAAATTATTTAGAGCTTCAGTTAATTGTACTTTTAATATTAATGAAAAAAAATCAAATACTCATATTGATCATAAATTTGACCATAAACAAGTTATAATATATTTAAATGATTCAGAAGGTGAAACAATTATTTTAAATGATAAGAATAAAATTATTAAAAAAATTAAACCTGAAAAATTTAAAGGTATTTGTTTTGATAAAAAACCTCATTATATAATTTATCCTAAAAAAGGAAGAAGGGTTATAGCGGTATATACATTTATATGAACTTACAAAATTATTATTTTTATTTTAAAAGTGCACTAACTCCTAGGTTTTGTGACGAACTTATAAAATATGGTAAATCAAAAAGTGATGAATTAGCTCTTACAGGAAATGCACAAAGTAAAAAATTAGACAGTAAAGCTATTAAAGATTTAAAGAAAAAAAGAAACTCTAACATAGTTTGGTTAGATGAAAGATGGATTTATAAAGAAATACAACCTTATGTACATAGAGCAAATCAAGAAGCAGGTTGGAATTTTCAATGGGATTTTAGTGAACCTTGTCAATTTACAAAGTATGATAAAGGTCAATATTATGGTTGGCATTGTGATAGTTGGGGATCTTCATATAATAGACCAGAAGATACTAATTTACACGGTAAAACTAGAAAATTATCTGTGACTTGTTCTTTATCAGATCCTAAAGAATATAAAGGTGGAGAATTAGAATTTGATTTTAGAAATACAGATCCAGATAAAAAACCAAACATTGCTAAATGTACAGAAATATTACCTAGAGGATCTATTGTTGTATTTCCTTCTGATGTGTGGCATAGAGTATGTCCTGTAACAAAAGGGTCAAGATATAGTTTAGTAATATGGAACTTAGGTTGGCCATTTAAATAAAGGAGAAGTATGAAAAAAATAAAAAAGAAAAAACAAACTAAAAAAGAAAATAAAACTGATCAGGGGTATCCTAAAATTTTAACAAAAGAACATTTTTTTAAAACTCCAATATGGTTTGCTGATGAAGATAAATTTGTTGATAGTTTAAATAAAGCTTCAGATCCTTATATTGAAGCATCTAAAAAAAATTTAAAAGAAACTATTGACGATAGAAATAAAAAGTTTGGTGATAAAGGAGATATGGGTCATGTATTTCATTCAACAACTTTAATTGGTGATCCAAAATTTGCTGAACTTCAAAATTATATAGGTGCAACTGCTCATAATTTATTAGACGAAATGGGTTTTGATTTAACTAACTATAAAATATTTATTACAGAATTATGGGTGCAAGAATTTGCTCAAAAAGGTGGTGGTCATCATACTTTACATACTCATTGGAACGGACATATTTCAGGTTTTTATTTTTTAAAAGCTTCAGAAAAAACTTCTTTACCTTTATTTGAAGATCCAAGATCAGGTAATGTAATGAATCTTTTACCAGAAAAAAATAGAAAAGATATTACAGACGCAAGTTATCAAGTTAGCTATCCTGTAAAACCTGGTAGAATGATTTTCTTTCCATCATATGTTCCACATCAATATATTGTAGATTTAGGGTATGAACCTTTTAGATTTATACATTGGAACTGCCAAGCGATACCGAAAGGAGTATTAAATGTCATTTAAAAAAAATAAATATACAGTGTTAAAAGGAGCTATCTCACCAGAGTTAGCAGATTTTGTATACAAATACTTTTTAAATAAAAGAAATGTTGCAAGAATATTATTTGATTCAAAATATATTTCTCCATTTACAGAATATTGGGGTGTATGGAATGATCCACAAATACCGAATACTTATTCGCATTATTCAGATATTGCAATGGAAACTTTATTACAAGAAGTTAAGCCTGTTATGGAAAAACATACTGGTTTAAAATTAAGTGAAACTTATTCTTATGCAAGAATTTATAAAAAAGGTGATGTACTTGCAAGACATAAAGATAGATATTCTTGTGAAATTTCAACAACATTAAATTTAGGTGGAGATGAGTGGCCAATTTATTTAGATCCAACAGGTAAAGAAGGTCAAGCTGGAATTAAAGTAGATTTAAAACCCGGTGATATGTTAATTTATTCAGGTTGTGATTTAGAACATTGGAGAGAAGAATTTAAAGGTAAAGATTGTGGACAAGTATTCTTACATTATAATAAAGCAGGATCTAAAACTGCTAAAGAAAATCAATTAGACAGAAGACCTTTATTAGGTTTACCTGGTTGGTTTAAAAACCATAAGTTTACAACTAATAAAAAATAATATATAAAATAAGCTTGGGAAGATAGATACTTCACCACATCACTCTATCTTCCCATTTAAATAATAGTATTAATTTCAAATTTTTGTTATATAATATTTGTTATTATGCCACTTACTCAACTTAATTTTCAGCCTGGTTTAGATACTGAAAACACCGAAACTGGTGCAGAAGGTAGATGGACTGATTGTGATAAGATTAGATTTAGAAAAGGACTACCTCAAAAAATAGGTGGTTGGACTAAATATAGTGATAATTACTATGTAGGAAGACCCGCAGATATAGCTTCTTGGATTAGTTTAGATGGTAGTCGTTATCAATCAATTGGTACAGATAGAAAAGTATATGCTTATTTATCAGGAACAGCTCAAGATATTACACCAATTAGACAATCTAATAGTTTAACTTCTGTATTTACTACTACTGATACTAGCTCTAATGTAATAGTAAATCATACAACTCATGGAGCTACTTTAGGTGCTTTTATAACTATATCTAATGTATCAGCAAATGTAGGTGGAATTACTACTACGGATTTAGAAAATGAATTTGAAATTGTAGCTATTAATAATTCAGATGCTTATACAATTACTACACCTGGTACAGCTACTTCTACAGTAACTGACTCTGCTAATTGCGATATATCATATCAAATAAATATAGGTCCTAGTATACAAACTTTAGGTTATGGTTGGAGTTCAGGTACTTATTCAGCAGAAGCTTGGAATGAACCACGTTCTACTTCTGAAGTTACGCTAGATATGAGACAGTGGTCGTTAAACAATTGGGGAGAAGATTTAATTTTAACTCAAAGAGATGGAGCTACTTACGAATGGGATGAATCAGGCGGTATGACTG